AGCGTCGAGCACCGGATCGGGATCCGCCGGCTGGCGTTCCAGCTGCGGACGCGTGCGGCCTAGAAGACCTGGCCGGCGGACAGGATGCGGGCGACGATCAACAGCAGCTCGATCCAGACGGTGATGGACATGGTGGCCCTCCTTGGCCGGTGTGGTTGTCGGGTGACAACTAGGTCATCGGCGGTTGTCGCCTGACAACTTGAGCCGCTCGGCATCCGCCCGGTGCACGAACAGCAGGCCGTCGATCACGACCGACCGCACCCGGCCGTCGAGGGCAAGCCTGCGCATGTACTGCCTGCTGCAGCCGGCCACCTGGGCGGCGTGCGTGCAGGTCAGCCAGTCCACGGTCTCGATTTTCATGGCGAACAACCTACCTGGTCCGGTCACGCCACGTGCACCGGGGCCAGCGGCTGCGGGCAGGCAAGACGGCGTCCGAGGATGGCCGGAGCCAGGTAGGACAGTTCCGCGATACGGCTTCCTGGGGCGTGCCCGAGGTGGCTGGCACCGGCGCCGGCCTGCTGCAGTTCGACGTCGGTGGCCGAGGCCCGCCGCAGCCACTTCCAGGTGCCGGGCCGGATGCCGGCGTGCCGCACGAGCACACGCACCTGCTGGGCGAACGTCTCGTGGCTGGCCGGCCACGGACACACCAACGTCCGCTGGCAAGCCTCTAGCGAAGCGTGCAGGGCCTCTAGCGAAGTGTGTGAGAGCCGGAACGTCACCGGCCGGCCGGTCTTGCTCTGCGTCCACGACGTGACGCCATCGGGCCGCACGGCGGCCACAGGCAGGGCGACCAGGTCGCCCCACCGCAGCCCGGAATCCCAGGCCAGCCGCACGGCCAAATCCCACCACTGCCAACGCGGCAAGCCGCAGCGGTGCCGGCGCTGGAGCCGGCGGCACGCGTGGAGCAGCTGCTGCACCTCGTCGTGCGTCCAAGCCTCGACGACCGGGCGTGGCGACCGTGCCACGCGGACGCGGCGCACGGGCGGCTCGCAGAACCCCTCGTCGGCGGCCGCCCGCCACAGGGCAAGCAGGTGCGCGCGCTTGCTACGGACGGTCGACGGCCTCGCCGTCGTGGCGTAGTCGGCCAAGAACGTCTGCACGCTGCGCTCGTCCAGAGCGTAAAGCGCGACCGGTCCGCCGGCCCAGCGTTCGTACAGGTCCGCCACGATCCGGTACTGCTCGAGCGAATTGGCTCGGCATGGGCGAATGGCGGCGTACTCGCGCGCCAACTGGCCGAGCGTCGTCGGCCCCGAGTGCCGGTACATCACTGCTGTCCGTCATGGCCCTGTCGACCGCCGCCTGCGACCGCCAACGCTGTCGTGCGCCGCCACAGCGGGGGCGCTTCCCCCTGATCTTCCTGCTCAGGGCTGGTCCGTCAAACCGGCCGTACATCCGTCACCGTCGGTTCCGCTTCGTTCGCTAGAGCGTCGGTCTACGGAACCGAAGGTTGCAGGTTCGAGCCCTGCCGGGTGTAGTCGGCCCACGTCCAACCGTATGGCGGACGTTGCGGCCGAGGCAAGTTGGGAGGTGCCAAGATGGCCAAGCAGACGAAGAAGCCAAGCGGTCGGACGGGCCGGCCACGGACGCGGACCTACTCGCCGTTCGGGCAGAGGCTGGCGACGAAGTTGGCCGAGCGTGGATGGACCCGAAAGACGCTTGAGGAAAAGACCGGCGTCGACGAGACGTCGATCTGGCGATGGATGGCTGGCAAGAACCGGCCGGACCCTGATGGCGTCGCTGCTATCGCCAAGGCGATAGCGTGCTCTCCCAGTTGGCTGCTCTGGGGTCGAGCTGCGTGAAAACGCGGTTTTTCACATGTGCGATAATTCGTCTTGACGACTTATCGCACATCTGCAACCCTCTCCGCCCGTCACGCCATCACGGCGTGCGGCGGAGGGATCGCCAATGGTCACGGGAGTGGCAGCGGATGCCCAAGGGATTCGCGCACGTCACGGATCGGCAGCTGCTCGAGTGGGCGGCGACTATGCCGTTGGAGCGCATCGGCGAAGTTTGCGGGTTGACTACCTGCACGATCTCGCGCCGGCTACAGGCGCTCGGATGGACGCCGACGGAACGCCTGCTCGGCGATCCGACCGAGGAGGAGATCCGACAGCGCTGCGAGGAGCTGCGGTCGCGGTGGTCGCGAACCGACCCGCGGCGGAAAGCCGGGCGAGTGCGAGCGAGCGTAACCGTCGTACGCGTATCCGATCTCGGGCCTGTGAACTCCTAGTGACCTGGCTGCACCGCGTCGCGCGGTGCCACGCCCACCTGTGCGCGATCGTCCGCCTCTACGGCGACCCGAGCAAGGCGGGCGGGCAGAGCAACCAGGGCGAGACCTACGCGGCCCGTGCCGCCCGTGGTGACCGCACGCTGCTCTACGACGCGATCACGGTCACCATCGACGAGCTGGTGGAGATCCGCGACGAGATCCAGACGTCCATGGACGCGGCCGAGCCGACCGAGGCGGCGCCGGGCACGACACACAAGGTGGACGAGATGGCGGCACGCGCGGAGCGCGGGGAGTCGCTGTTCGTGCAAGGGGACGCAAGGCAGGGACGCGAACCGGTCGACGGATCGGCCGGCTGATCAGGGACGGTTTTTGGGCCGGTCGGCCGCGACGGACTGCGGCCGGCCGCCACATGGAGGTGGCAGTGCTGATTCTGACGAGGTGTGAAAGCGAGCGCGTCGTGATTCCGCGGTCGCGAATCGAGATCGTGGTCGTTGAGGTCAGGGGCAACACGGTGAAGCTCGGATTCCGGGCACCGCAGCGGTACGAGATTTTCCGGGGCGAGGTGTTCGACCGGATGGCTATGGACGACTGGGACGAGGACGAGGACACAAACGAGGAGGACGTGAAGTGAAGATTGTGAAGGGCAAGCAGGCTGCACCTGTGCGGTGCGTGCTGTACGGCGTCGAGGGGATCGGGAAGACCACGCTGGCGTCGCAGTTCCCGGCGCCGCTGTTCCTCGACACCGAGGACGGCACGAGGCAGCTCGAGGTCGACCGCGTGTCGTGCCCCGACTGGCGGACGCTGCAGGGTGCGGTGGCCGAGCTGGCGGTCGAGCCGGCCGGCTACCAGACGATCGTGATCGACTCGATCGACTGGGCGGAGCGGTCGCTAGTCGAGTTCGTGTGCAAAAAGGACGGAAAGTCGTCGATCGAGGACTACGGCTTCGGCAAGGGCTACGTCGTCCTGGCCGAGCACATCGGGAGGTTCGTCGAGTCGCTCGACAACCTGCACCGAGCCGGGCTGCACGTGCTGCTCGTGGCCCACGCCAAGGTGCAACGCACGTCGCCGCCTGACCAGACCGACGGCTACGACCGGTACGAGCTGCGGCTATCGAAGCAGGTCAGCCCGATCGTCAAGGAGTGGGCGGACGCGCTGTTGTTCGCCAACTACCGCACGCGACTCGTCGACGGCAAGGACGGTAAGCGGAAGGCGATCGGTGGCAAGGACCGAGTGTTGTACGCCGAGCGTGCCGCGGCCTGGGACGCGAAGAACCGCTACGGCCTGGGCGAAGAGCTGCCCATGACGATCGAGGCCCTAGCCCCGCTCTTCACCGGCACCGGTGCCAAGGCGGTCAACACCGACCTGTACGACCAGGTGGTGGCCTACATCGCAGACGCCCGGAACGTCCGCACGCTGGGCAAGATTGCGGACCGCATGGATCAGCTGCTGTCGGAGAAGCAGCTGACGGCGGCGCAGCACGACGCGCTGACGGAGTTGGTCAGGCAGCGGCACGAGGCCGTCGAGCCGGCGAAGGAGGTGGCCGATGGCGTGGCATGACGTGCCGCCTTGGACTGCCAAGCGTGCGGCCGCGGATGAGCAGATGACGCAGTTGGCCGAGATCGTCCGCCGCTGGCACGTGCGGCGGATCTCGAGCACGACGGCAGTGGAGAAGGTGCGCGAGCTGCTGGAGCCGGTTCGCGTCAGGGTAGGCGGACAGGAACACACACCGGAGGTGCAGACGTGAATTTCGACGCATGGTGGGACTGGGACGAGGACGGCAGCCGCGGCGTGGCGACGCACGACCACAACCAGAAGGTGCCGACGGGCACGCACACGGGCGACATCGTCAAGGCCGAGATCAAGGACCTGAAGTTCAAGATCAGTGACGACAACGAGACCGGCACCTGCCTTGTCGTGACCTGGTCGAAGTCGGGCGGGTACTTCCCGGTCGAGTCGATCGTGAGCGTGCGGTGGCGAGGGCTGATCGAGACGATCTGCCGAGCCGCTGGCGTGGTGCCGCCGACTCGCGGCCAGGACTGGGACGTCGAGTCGCTGGTCGGTCGAGTCGTGACCATCGACGTCGAGAACGCCGTGAGCAGCAAGGGCAAGGAGTACCAGCGCGTGACGCGTTGGCACCCCTCGCCCAGCAAGCCGCAGCCGGCCGCAGCGGCCAAGCGGCCGCCAGCCAGGACGCCGGCCGCCAAGGCGAACCAAGAGTTCAAGGAGCGGGCGGATGCCGATGACATCCCCTTTTGACGACGAGCGAACGATCGAGTTTTTCGCCGGCCCGTGGGACGGGATGCGGTACACGCCGCGCGTCGGCGAGTCGTACCCGGCACGGCTGGACATGCGGTGGAGCGGCAAGTTGCACCACTACGTGCTGGCGTGGAGCGGTGACAAGGTGCGGTTTCAGTACGTCGGCAGCGCACTGCCGGACGGAGCGGAGATCAGGTGATCCCAAGGTCAAGGAGGACGAGGCATGAAGGTTTACAGATCGTGGCGCAGCGATCGCGTTGAGCGGCACGGCGTGTTTGTCGGGTGCACGGTCGGCACGCTGAGTGACTGCGGCGGCTGGGTGGACGTCGGGTCCGTGCGTCACCGCATGGGGCCGGACTGGCACACGACCGAGGCGGCTGCGGAGGCCGCCCAGGCGGACGCGATCGAGCGGCTCGGTACGGCGCTGCTCGAGCAGGCCAAGCGGCTGCGTGCGGCGGCATCGCAGGCGGTGCCGGCGTGATCGCGTGGATTCGGCGGTGCGTGACCGCGCCGAGCGAGGTCGGCCGGCTGCGGCAGCAGCTGGACGAGCTGCGTGCGGAGGAGAAGCGGCTGCGACAGGACGTCGACAACCTCAATTCGGCGCTCATGCACTGGCGCCGGCTGGCCGGTGCGCTGCGGGATTGCAACGCGAGCCTCGACGAGAAGCTGGCGGAAATGGAGGGGGACAGGGTTGGGCCGGCGTCGCGGTGACGCTGAGCGTGTGGGTGGTCATGGGAGCTGTCAGATGTCGCACATTAAGTTTGGCGGGTTTGTTGTCCGTGACCCGCGTGACATTCCGTCCGAATGGATAAGGCTTTCGACACTTAACAACAGGGACGACGGCAAGGACACGGATGATTACAAGGCGGTCTACCGCGCTTGTTGCACGGGTGAAATACCGAGCGACAAATGCTGCAAGTTCAAATTGACCGACCGCGACAGCCGCGGGCCGATCTACGCCGACCCCGACGCTGTGGCTTCCGTGCTCAAGCGGATTAAGGATGGCCGCGAGCGACGTGCCACGACGACTCAATCTTCGCCCCAGATGTCTGTGCAGGCAGCGCTGGCGGACCTGCGGGAGCGCATGGAGCACATGCAAGCAACGCTAAATCGCCTGTTTTGATCGTCCACACCCACTTCGTCACACATTTACACGCATCTACAAACGGTGAGACATGAAGAGCCGGTGGATGACGAGCGACGAGGTGGCCGAGTTGCTGCTGGTGCGGCCGGCCACTATGGCGCAGTGGCGGTGGCGGGGCAAAGGGCCGGCGTTCGTGAAGCTCGCAGACGGACCGGCCGGCAAGGTGCGGTATCTGCGGTCAGAAGTTGAACGGTACATGGCGGACCCAGTGGCATATCGAGCAAGGAGGCGGAAGTGACGACGACGTTTGATGACATTCTGATCGACGCGGAGTTTGCCGCGCTGATTCCGCCGCTGTCTGCCGAGGAGCGGCAGCAGCTCGAGGAGAACATCGTCGAGCACGGCGGCGCACGCGACCCGCTGGTGGTGTGGGCAGCAAGCGGCAAGCTGACGCTACTCGACGGCCACAACCGCTACGAGATCTGCGCGCGGCTGGATTTGCCATTTGACTTTAAGGAGATGCGATTCGCAGACCGCAGCCACGCCAAAGAGTGGATCATCCGTAACCAGTTCGGCAGGCGTAACCTCGCGGCCTACGTTCGCACACAGTTGGCGCTGCGGCTGGAGGAGACGATCGCGGCCAGGGCGAAGGCGAAGCAAATCCGAAAGCCTGCCGGTTTTGTTCCGCAGAAATCTTCGGAACAAATCGAGACTCGCGTTGAAGTTGCCAAGGCAGCAGGCGTCTCGCACGACACGGTGGCCAAGGTCAAGAAGATCGACGCCGCCGAGAAGGCTGGAAAGGTTGACGCCGAGACGGTCGCCAAGCTGCGCACTGGCGAGGTGTCGATCAACCGCGTGGTGCGAGACCTGAAGGAACAGGAGACGGCGGCCAAGCGTGATGAACAGAAGGCCGTTGCGATTGCCAAGCGGCAGAACGTCAACGGCCTGTTCCTTGGGGACTTCCGCGACATCGGCCACAAGATCCCCGATGCGTCGGTAGACCTGATCTTCACAGACCCGCCATACGACCGGAAGGCGATTGAGCTGTTCGACGGCCTGGGTGAGTTTGCCGCGCGAGTACTTCGTCCTGGCGGCAGTTTGGTGGCATACATCGGTCACATCCAACTGCCTGACGCACTGACCGACCTGTCAAAGCACCTGCGGTATTGGTGGACGTGCGGATGCTTTCACAGTGAGGCCAAGGCCCGGATGACCGAATACGGCATCATCGCCGGCTGGAAGCCGATCATCTGGTTTGTCAAAGAGACGCGTGGCGACAAGCAGACATTCGTGACCGACGTCGTGACCGGCGCACGCGAGAAGTCGCACCACGAATGGCAGCAAGCCGTTTCCGAGGCTTGCTACTTCATCGACATGCTGACTGATCGCGACGGCTTCGTGGTCGATCCTTTTTGCGGCGGCGGAACAACGCCGACGGCGTGCGTGCAGCTCGGCAGGCAGTGGGCGGCGTTTGAGATCGACGAGGCGAATCTGGCGAGGGCATCGGAGCGCATCAAGGAGGCGAGTGCGTGACCAGGCCGTTTTCTCAGCGGATGCAGTGCCCGCGCTGTCGAGCCGATGTGACGATCGAAACGTCTCTCGGCCGCTGGTTGCGTGCGCACCCGAAACTGAGGTCTGAGGACGGCACGAACATCTACGACGAGGACGGGTCAATCGAGCGTCGGATCGTTCACCGCTACAAGGATGGCGGCGAGCGTGAGGTGCAGTGCTTTATGAGCGTTGAGGTGAAGGAATACGGTGCCATGCCGACGCAGGCCCAGCAGTCCACGCTCCAACTGCTGAGCGACTACATCAAAAACACGTTTCGCAACATGCACAACAGACGCGGATCTGCCGAGAGCCTGGCTGGAAAGTGCCGGAAGGTTTACGACCGTCGCTTTAGTCGGTGGGTGTGCGTTAGGCATTACGGAATCCACCTGCTGCAGTTTGAAAAAACCTGCCCTGACGACTCGTCATGGATCAAGTGGGATGGAAAGGAAATCACCGAAGAACAGTTGGCGATGCTTTTTTCGTTTGAAATTCACCCGTACACCCTCCAGCCGCTGAGTGCGAGGGACAGACATCGGCGGCCAAGGATGCCGCTGTTTGACGCGATCGGCTTAGGAAAGGAGGCCAAGGATGGCCGGTAACTGGATCAAGCTCCGCCACGACATCTTCGACGACCCCGACATCCGGCGGCTGGCTCGAGCTACGGGCCTCGACCAGGACCAGGTGATCGGCAAGGTGGCTCGCCTGTGGTCGTGGGCGGACCGTCACGGAATCAACGGCCAACTCAACGCACAACTGGACGACGTGGACGATCAGGTGGGCAAGGTCGGATTCGCCGCGGCGCTCGTCAGCGTCGGGTGGCTGTCGACCCAGGAGGGCGGGATCGTGATCCCG